TACTACTTTTAGGTATGTTTGATTATATAAGTCAGCATTTTGTCCGGTGGTATTTGGCGGCAAATATGTAATTACACCTGTGGGGTCTACGGATGCTCCACCATTACCAAATGCCATGGCATAGATGAAACCAAGATTTTTATTGGCAATGCTCTGTGCCAGCGCAATACTCATATTTTCATAATGAATAGCATTATGCTTGTCTACAAATATTTCTTTAGAATTAGGATCGTGGATCTTTAAGAATCCTTCGACCAAAACAGGACCCAAAGACATCATGCTCGTTTCTCCACAAAAGTTTCTTTAGTGTTTGGGTCAAATATTTTGATATGACCTTCTATGCTGAACGCCCCGGTTTCGTTGGGTTTTGGAGCAGGATTTTGCGCCTGCTGTCCAGCGGGTTTATTTGGTTGCGTTTGTTGAATCATACTTTATTTACCACGTTTATTCACCCATGATAAACCTTGCTGCCTGCGTATTGGTAACTTGTAGTGCTTGCCCGTTGCTTGCAGTAGTTGTTCCTGGTTCGTACCAACTCTTTCCTTGACGTACTCGTATAGAAACTTGATAATTTTGCACAGGTGCGGTATTGAACTCAACAGTAACCGGCGCAATAGAAGTTACTGTGTATCCACCAGCTTGTAGTGTTCCTGCAACATACACCTGTACAGCATTTTCAAGTAAGTCTATATCTCCAGTCAAGCTGATGTTTTCTGCAACAAACACAGTTTGGGTACCAGCAGATAGGTAATTTTGATAAACTATTTTATCTTGATATTCCAATGGCAGGGCATTTGAAAAACCTGAATTAATTACATCATCTCCAACGGAGTGACTGGCAACAGCAGTACCGGCTGTGCCTCGACGCAGACCGCTGATGGTGTTTAATCCTGTGTCTTTAGATCTGTAGGTAATTCGTTCACCTTCGATTATTACAATACCAAAAATACCATTTGGTAAATCTGGATCACTTAAATGTGACGCATCATCAACATAAATTATGTCAGCATTTTCCTGTACCGACTGTACTAGAACAGTTGACGTGTTGGTAGTGACTCGATAGGTAGTTTGTAGGCCTCTCATGTCTTGGAATATACGGAATTCAGTGCCGCCTGGGATAACGCTGTCTGTATAACTAGCAATAGTCACAACTGAGGCAGCGCCAATTGGTGGGCCTGCAATGATAATGTATTGTCCGTCAACATAATAGTCATTGTTTTCAAACAAGTATCTTCCGTCAAGTGTTACGCTCACGCGGGCGCCGTTGGCAATAGGTCTACCAGTATCAAATTTATTAGTTTGAATTAAAATACCTTGGCTATAATCATACGACCCTGGATCATTATTAATTGTTCCTAAATCATAGACTGTTTCGTCATAACTTTCTGTTATCACTGCGCCTTGTGTTTCAGGACCAACAAACACCTGAGTTAACAATTCTTGTTGTGCTGTATCGTTAAATGTTGTAACACTGATTACATCGCCAAGCACTGGGATAACTCCACCATTGGGTTTGAAGATCAGTTGGTTGCCGTTGAGGTAATACGGAGATGCAGTTCTGACTGAGATTAACACCGTTGATCCTATGGCAGGCAATGAACTCAGAGTAATAGTTCTATCGTTTCCAGCAACATACGGATCAACTACATAACCAACTCCAAGAATTAACGGTACTGTGTCAATGTAAACTGCTACATCGTTGTCAGCCACTAGTGATTGACTATATGCTCCTCGACTTGGCAAATAATACTGTAGACTTGATCCATCTGAAATATATTCGGCCCCTTCGGCTGGTCTTACTCGAATACCATTTTTCTCAACAATGATGTTTGCTGGATTAGTTCCTGACAAACTCTCAGATAGTGTAAACGATAGTGCTGTTCCATTAGACACAAAATATTGTGTCAGTGGAGTGCTCCATTGATATGTGTAGTTTGTGGTACCAGCTGTGTACCCCATTGCAGTTACTACCACAAGGTCGGACACTTGATAGGTATTGTTCAATGTCAACAATGTTGATGGCAGACCGCGAACATCTGCTGTGGGTGTAAATGTAAAGTCTGTGTCTAATTCTCCATTGACAAAAATTGCAAATGTTGCTATTAAACTATAACCAATTGGAATTACAATTCCGTTATTGACCACTGCACCATTAAATGCATATTTGTACAATTGATTGCCGCCACCAATGCCGTATACGCTGATAGAAACATTATCACCAGTGGAAATATTTGATGTAACTGTTATTGTTCTTGCTACCCAATTAACAATATAGTGGTCTCCAAGAATCAACTGTTGCCCAGTTGTTGCATTCCACACACGTACTTGATCTGGATAATCAACCAGGCCAGCAAAACTGAAGTTATTGTCAATGCCGTCATATGCGTAGGCAACATCAACTTTTGGGAATCCATGCCCGTTAAGGTCCCAGTCTGATCCAGGCGTAGTTACCACACGAATGTCCAGAGTGTCAAAAATTGCACCTGGTACTAATTCTTCTGGGGCATAACTTGAATAAGTGTCAATAAATTCTCCGCCAACTACATTGACATCAGTTGGACGAATGCCCAGATAACTGTCTATAAATTCGCTTTCATAGATTGCATCAAGTATAGAAGGGTCATAACTTGGCTGTCCGTCAGGTCCAACTGAGATGTTATCAAACGGGTTAATATCATAATTACCAACATCGTACCCTGTATTTGATGCAAAGCTGGGCGCGGCAACTTGTACTCCAGGATACGTTACTCCTGAGATTAATAGTCCAAGATCAAGTCCTGGTTCATTGGCAGTTGGAACATAATATCCCATGGTACGGTCAGCACCTTGCAACTCACCAGCTGGTCTTATCTCCCACTCTGATGGGTCAAATGTACTGCTTTGCACTCCTGTGCTGTCGCTTGAATCAGCTATCCAAACACGATTATCATAACGCACTAATGTGCCGTTGCTGTAATTAACGTTGGGTTCCCAAGCAACCACTATACTGCTGTATTGACAACGATCGTATTTAATTGTGGTGGTTAACTCACGCACCATTGCGTTGCCCATCACAGCAACAACAATGGCACCAGATCCGTTGCCGCCAGACAAGGTAATAATTGCAGTGGTTTGATATCCAACGCCTGGATTGATAATTTCAATTGCAACCACTTGACCGGCACTATTGATTAATGCTGTCATCACTGCTGGCGTCTGGCAATCACCTGTGACAATTACATCAGGTGCAATGGTATAACCCGAACCGCCATTGACAATGGTAACATCTTCTATGCTTAATAGATAATTATTAACCCACTGAGTAAACGGCCAGGTTGACCACACTGGGTCAGTAATAGGAGCCAGTGATTCTGAGTCAGAATAAATTAGGCCGTTGTACTCGAGTATTGGACTGATAAATTTATTCAGAGCTGTGTTATAGTATGCTGGAACGTCAAAGTCAGTCAAGTTGCCTTGGAAAATATCGTCTCCTTGGTAACGCAGGTTAAACTCTCTGATCTGTGTGTGGTAGGGTTTTACTTCTTGAATATAGTTTAACACAAAGTCTTGATTGTCCGCACGGTAAACCTGGTATGGTTCAAGATTACGCACAGTATGATCAACGTCAATTAAACTGGTCTTGGTTAGCCAAAGTGGTGCTTCTTGTTCAGATAATATATAATTAAACATTAATATCAATAGACGATTACGTTCAATTAATAAATCACCAACAAATAATTCTTGATTTATACTCTGTATAATTTTGCGTGTTTCGGTAACTGGTTCTTGGTCGTAATATTGAGCATCAAAAACCTCAACGTCAAATCCAAAACGTCCAATTGAGTAATTCCATAGCGTGGCTGAAAATTCAATTGTTCCGTCTTGCAATCCAACTCTATTCCACACTCCATTTTCAAGCAAATAAATTTCCCATTTGCCCTGAGCATTTGCAGTAACTTTAATACTACTTCCATTAGGAACTGAAATTGTTGTTAACGCAGAATATGTTGGGACTTCTATTAAAATTCTAGTCAACGGGTTATAACCCGGAAGGTACCAGTCGATATAATTCCAATATTTTTTAGTATTATAACTTTGTACACGAACCAACGACAATACTTTCTCTCCTGGGATAAATCCCGGAGTTGTTTCGTAGATTGTCCATAAACCATTGTTGGTACTATCGCTGTCTACTAGATACGTGTATCCATACGGTACTTCGGCCAGATTCTGATAGCTTAATTCTTCAATATTGGCAACACGTTTATCCCATGTGCCAGAAGCCACCGACGGCTGTGGTTCTTCGCTGTTTAACAAAGATAAATTTCTGTTTTCAGAAATTGGATACTGAGCTAAAATTATATTACTACGTTGCAGATAGTTTTGTAAAGCCAAAAATCTGTTGACAAACATACTCTGGCGTGGGCGAAACTGAACGCCATATTGGTCGCTTGGGCTCAAGAACGGGTCAGGTACAGGACTACCTGCGGTGTCTTCTCCACAGAAACTGTCTTGTAGTTTACGATACAGTGAATCAATCAAGAAACCATCAGGACGATCTTGAGGGATCAACTGATACTCAATGTGAATTTCGTTTTCTGTTCGTTCTCTGTCAAATTCAACGTGTAGCACAGTATCTTGTGCTGAAATAAAATCCAGGCCGTTGTAAATTGCAATAGTGCTTGCATTAATTGGAGCAATGTATGGAATTCCACTGGCACGTGGATTTTCAATGTATCGTGTGATTGCTTCAGGACTTAGTGTTTTTCTTGCAGTCTTACTAACTGTGGTAATTCCTTTTACCCAGAAGTAATAAGTTGTAACAAACACACCTTGCTCATTCAACGAAGAAGTGACTACATATTGGTCAGTGGCATACACAGTTCCTGGTCCTGTATAGTTAACTGGTGCTACATCAGTGGCAGTCCACTGGTAAACATCAACAGAGCTACCTGGGAAAATCTGTCCCCATCGTCGACTTGCATATACAATATCGTCCTGGTTGGGGTCAATGAATCGAACATTGGTTGTGTTCCACCAGATTTTTCCAACACGTTCCTGAGCCCAACTACTTCCATAATTATTCACTGTGCCAACATTATATGCGGCAGGATCAACTGCTCCTGTGTAATCAATGTTCTGTTCAATTACTCCCAACATTCGTCCCTGCAATGGATTAAAGTAGTCAAAATAATTCTTGGCAGCACCAGTCACACGATCATACATGAATACTGTGTTCATTGATGCTATATCAACCATTGGTTGTTGAATATGTTTAACTGCCCAGGCCTGTGATCTTGTTGGGTTTTCGATCTGCAATACTTTACCATAGTTAACCTGGCTATCGCCTAGATCTGCACCGGGTGCTCCAATAAAAATATGCCCTGAAGTATAATCGACTGCCGCTCCTAGTGCATCTAGTGGCTGAATTGTATCTTCAAATATCTGCTGACCAAATACCCATTTTCCAGGATTTGTGGCACTTGGGTTGGCCGACGGCAAGAAATCATACTCGTAGACAACTCCGCTTTGTTTAACAGGATCAAAGAAATTACTGCTGTAATCATCAAAGTACGTGGTGCCATTATCAAATGTTGTTGGTGCAACAATTGATCCATTTGGTGCGCCAATGATTAACATTGTACTTTCGGTGTTGATAGAAATTGCCTTGCCAAAATTAGCATAATCTTGTATCACTGGCGGTGAGATATCTTGCAACCAGACATACGTATTAATTCCAAGACTATCAAATAAAGTACCATGACATGGTAATACTGTTAGTCTATAAGAAGGAGTTGATGCTTCAAAGTTTTTAACTCCAATGGTTAATCTTCCTGCTACAACTCTGATGGGATCGTATAACCCAGGAGCAAGCATGAATGTAATCTGTTTGTTATCACTGCTATAAGTGTAGTTAACATTCAACGTTTGCAATACATTTCTTACATACACCACCGGGGTGTACGAATATGCGTCTGAGTATATGTTTCCAACATCAAATATTTTTGTTGTTCCATCTCCAAATAATTCAACATCAGGAATAGTCAAAACTGTCACATTTGGAATGTCAGCGGCAATAATATCGTCTGCTAACTCTGCAACAGTTGTTCCTGAGCACTCGACCACAGTATTGTTAATACGTATAGAATCTCCCGGAGTCAATGTTGGATTGGCCACAGTAGTGGTGGTGGTTCCGTACATTCCGCTCTGATTAATGTAATATTCAACTGCGCCACCCTGTGGACTACGATCGCCATTTAATGGCGCTCCCACAAACAAATTACAACCACTTAAACATTGTTCAACTGTGTATCCAAAATTAGCAAATGCTGGTTGATCTTCATCTTCAACAGTTTGGATTAGATTAAATTGATTTGTATCAATTTCTATGATGTCACCAACATTTAACGCGGCTGTGATTGTTACAGTATTTCCAGCCACTGAGAATGTTCCGTTGATGTTTTCGTCGGTGTTTAATAAGAACGCACCATTTAAAGTAACTGCGGTTGGACCAACAAGGGTTTCTGCAGTTGTATACGAAGTAACTGCTGAATCAGTAACAATAAATCTTTCCACTGCTCGATCAAACACATAGGCCTGGCCAGCATTGGTTGCATTTGGTGCTCCGATAATCACAGTACCACCTGTCTTTGGTGTGACCACACTCTGGCCAAATCTTGCTGTGTTGACTAATCCAGGAACAGTAAGCGCAGTTACAAATGTATAGTAAGTTTTACTTGTTACTGTAATCGACGAGTCTGCAGGTGGAATGGTGTTGAACACCAAATCCAGTGAGCTCAGTGCGCTGTCACTATTGAAATCATAGTCAATGAACGGTCTGTACAGTTGTCCGTTAACTGTGACAGTGAATGAAAAGATATCTGTAGCGGTGTACAAATAAGGATCAAGTGGAAATACTGAAGTATTTGAAACTCCACTGCCTGACTGTGTGAATGAGACTATGCCTCCTGTTACCACTTCAGTTACGGTGATTGTCAGGTCATTGGCAGGGCTTGTACCACCACCAATGGTTGCGGCATCAATGACAATTGTGTTTGCAACTGCATAGGCTGTACCCGGTGAAGTCAATGTTACATAGTATACACCGCGATTTCTCCAGATGGTAAATTCAGCTCCTGATCCTGATCCTGAAGTTACATCTTGTGTGACATTATAATAAACCTGTTGATCAAGATTAACCGAACTATTACGTGTAACAACTAGTGGAAGACCAGCAGTTGGAACAGTACCAAGTACCACATTTTCTAGCGTTACTGTATAATCATCACCGTACACTAAAATTTCATCGCCAAGGGTTACTGTTATTTGTTCGTCGCTGTCAATAATAATACTGTTACTGTAGTTGTAAACATAGCTCACGCCGTCAGTGACATATCTGACTCTTTGTTCTGGTATATCAACTTGAGTAAACGCATATACTTTATTGTTGCCCGGGGCACCAATGTACATCCATTGGTCGTTGGCGCTGACTACAACGCTGTGACCAAACTCGCCTTGGCCAAAATCCTGGTCAGGTGAAACCAATAGTTGTCTCTGTTCAAATACATTGCTAGAAGGATATTGATAAATTACACCAACATAACCTTGATTGTTATTGCTTTGACTGGCGCCGGCTGCGGCCCAATTTTCTCCGCCGATGTCAATGGCATTTCCATAGCCAACAGTTCCGGTGGCTCCTAGTTGAAGTAGTGTGTTCTGAATATATTGATCATTTTCAGCTTTGACATAGCTGTACACTCCGCCCGGGGCATCAACATTGTTGTTGGGATTGTATCCTGGAGCACCAACTAGAGCACCAATATTTTCAAAACCTTGGCTTACGCTAGCACCGAATCGTGAATTTTCAACGCTAACTGCTGGTGTTAAAATTGTCTTGAGTGCAAATGGACTTGTTTTTTCAATTACTATCCAGTTATTTTCAATTCCGTTGTCGTCAATCCAGGCCATGGCACCCGGTACCAGTTGAGCTGATATTGGATTGTTGGCCAAGTCAGATGCTTGTTTAAATCGTGAGCTCACTAATGTAAATGGTATTCCTGTGCCAGTTAGTGTGGTTTGTCCTCCAACAAAGGTATACGAAATCAGTATTGTGGTTAGAGTAGGAACTGCTAAAACGTTGTAAACTCCGTCAATTGCTGTATCAAACTCTTTGATAATTATAAAATCACCCACAGACAAATTATGTTCTTTAGTAAATGTGACTGCGGCACGATCGTTTAGGTTATCTGTTACTGTGGTAACTGTTCCTGGAACTTTGTTAACACGATATATGTTCCAGTCATAAGAGTTAGTTTTGGCAACCCAAATGGTTGTACCAACTCCAATGGAAGGCAAGCTGTCAGCAATCTCTTGCGGGTTTTCTAAGCTGAAACAGATAATATCTGCATCATCAAAATTTACATAACCAGCAAATGGCAAACGAGTAACCTCAAAATTGTCTGTTGTTGTTGGCAAAATATCAGGTGATGTTAGTTTATAACTTTCTTTCCAGACATCTTCTAACAGCACTTTTTGATCTGCTGGCGATTCTTGTGTTGGTAAAATAATTTCAATCAACGAAGGATCGCTGGGCAACAATGCCTGGTTTAACAATAATTCAAAATAGCTACGATTAGCGTTGGCACCGTAGGTACTGCGTTGTAAGGCCCAGAATTCATAGATGTCATACTGTGCAATTTCTTTGCCTAGGTTAGCAAAGGTAAAAATTTCTGCGGCACGTGGAGTACCTTTTGTTCCCAAGAATGACTGGTACAAGTTAACCTGACTTACGTCGGTGAGATTAAGGGCCTGCATGTATTCGCGAGGACGGAAACCAATCAACCCGTAGCTGAATAAATCAACATCACGTTCTAAGTTTGCATTATAAACGCTGTATGCTTGTGCAAGCTGATTGCTGTCATTTGCGGCATTTGGTAACAGACCTTTTTGTATTGAGCCATAGTCGCTCTTAATCCAGGCGGAATAGTTAAATTCCTGTGACGGCTGAACAATTGTACCTGCACTCCAGTATTCATTTTTAAACAGTACAATCTCGCCTTTGGCGTATTTTTTGTTTGGTATCCAGGCCACAATGTTGTCCTGGTTTAAAACAAATCCCGGAGCGTCAACTGTACCGTTCCAATCACCACTTAGTGTACCAAATACACGAATACGGCTTTGACGTGCTCCAGTTACTGGTTGATAAATCAGGTCAGCAAAAATACTAGTGTTGTCAAGAACTGCAAGGTGTTCGTAAGCGGTAAATTTTAAATTTAAAAAGTTAATGGTGTTTGAAGTTAAACTAGAAACTTTAAATGTATTACCAAAACGATCAATTTGTAAATCTGTTCCAGGAACAGGTGTGCGATTTTGATTTAAGATAATGTTATCAATGGTTACCGGCACTAGGCTTTCTACTACTGCACCTGGACGTGTGACAGAAATTGATGTTGCTGCCGGGTTAAGATTGATAATTGCACCTGGTGCCCAGCCCTGATTGCTCCAGTATACAAATTCCTGGGCCATTTGCTGCCAGTTAAGTGCAGAACCATTTTCTCGATTTTCAAAAATCAAGCCTTGAGTTTCAAGAAGTTTACCGTAGCTTAAAATAAAATCGCAAACTGCGGCCTTGTTAGTAAACACATATCCGTATGGAACTTGGGCCACTGTGTCAGAGTACTCGACTGGAACACTGATATTGACACCATTGGCAGAAATAGTTAGTGTCTTTCCGCTTGGCTTTGATACCAATATATCAAAATAAGGGGAGTTGGTACTGTATCCATACACGGCCCACCCATCCTCGGTGCTTTGAACAACAACAGAGCTGTAGATAATCTTGGAGAACGGTTGATTTTTGTACAGCAGTAGTTGATAGCTTTCGTCGGGTAACATTAAACTTGCATTTAAACTGTTTGGTGTAGAGCGTTCAGTGTAAATTTTTAAATAATTTTTGTCGCTGAATGCAGCCATTCTCCAGCAGAGTCTTACATCAATGTTATATAATGCATCAGTTAATCCTGTTGTGCTGTTGATACCTCTCTGACGATTGTAGTCAATGATCCAGTCAATATAACTGGCTTTGCTGACTCCGTTACCATACAAAGGCTCTAGATGTTTAGCGTCAAGTCGGTAACGATTGTCCCATAGATATTGCTCTTGCGCAGAATCATATACATAACGATCTCTGTCGGCAAATAATGCAAAAAACTTAGCAGGTTTAGTTAGTGCCAATAATCTCATCACAGCAAACGGCCATGAACTGCTGGTACGCCAAGATGATTCCACTGGGCCATCATCACCAAACACCCAACTACGTCTGAAACTGGTTTGATCAAAATTTCCAACTATTGAATTAAACGGGCTGGTTAACTCTCCTTCAGACCCCGACGGGATAACCTGAGTTAGTCCATTACGTACATACAGTGGATTAACATAGTGACCAACTGGGTCTTTAATTAATCCTTTTTCAAGATCTTCCCACAGAACCAAGTTTCCTGATGTGTATGGTGCAGGACCGTATTCTGCTTCCCACCAATATGGTTGCTCACTAAACCCAAGCATTTCCCAAGGAGTGGTATTAGGAGTAATTGTGTCGTAGAAATATAAGTAGTTGCCGCGCCAGCCACCCAGCAATGGTTTGTTATCTAACTTGTTTGCACTTTGGCTGTAATTGTATGTAAACGGATCCAATGGTACATAAAACTGAGTATTGTAGTCAAGTTTATTCCATCCTACCCAGCTTAAAAAATCTTCGCTGAGAATCTCATTGATCTCAGTAAGAGAATATTGTGTGGTTCTAAACTGTCCAGGCATGACTTCATCTAGAACCATTGGGATTTCACTAATAATTTTTAGATTATTAAAAATTCGTGTTTCAAATTCTAACAAAACCTGATCTCGAAAATCCCCAAATGCCACAGTGATACTGCCGTCATGCCCCTGTATTACTTCTGTTGGATTGACATAAGTGTCCGACACAAACATAGATGGTTTAAATGACGGATACAATCCAATCTTTGTTGGTGTGTTTGGAACGTAGCTACCATAAGTTGTATCATATTCTCGAATCTTGATAACATCTCCAATTGCCAGAGTTGCTGTGATTGTCATTGTAGGAGAATCAGCAGATACTGTATAATCATAACCGCGAGTTAGAATGTTACCATTCAAATAAACTAGCAGGCTGTGGTAGTTTGAAGATGTAAAACTATAAATTTTTGTTAGATCAAATGTACTGTCGCTAGTGAACGAATATGTGTACGTTGTCTCAGTATACGTTTCTCCGCTGGGGATCATGTCACTCCAGTAGAATGGTGACAGGTTTGATCGTCCTATTGAAATTTCTTGTAATACAGAATCCAGCACCTGAGTCGGTGTTAAATTAATATAATTTCCTTTGGCGGCCAAGTCCAGCAACAATGATTTATATTTTGTGTATTCCTGACTATTAAATCTTAGAGAATTAAACAACTCATATTGTTGTTCTCTGAGAAATACACCCGTTAGTGCCAACGGAGAGGAGTGTTGCACAATATTGGCACCGTAGGGAATTAAATCTCCGAGATCTCGAGTGTTATTTGCGCCATTGATTGGTCCAACAAGATCTTTAAGATTTTGTCCAATAGTTTCATAGTGAGTTCTAATTGTGCCAAGAGTGTACGATCCGCTATTTTCGTTAAGAGGATTGTTTTCAAGATTTAACGGAACTTGATAGAATCCAACTTTACTTGGGTAGTTACTCAGTGCTTGTAGTTCAATTATTGTGCCAACCGGCGGCGGCGCTGCCAATTCAATTATGGTATTTTGTCCGCTAATAGTCACTGAATAGTTGCCTGGGTCAACAAACACGCCCTCAATAAACATCTGTACTGCTGGAAAAACCGACGTAGTTGTCACGGGCACATCGAGTTTTAAGTTTTCACCGTTGTACGTAAATCTAAATATTTGGCGGCTTTGATTTTCTGCTGCCGCTTTTTGCCAACCAATTACTTCGGTAAACGACACACGGTCAATGTATTCTCTAACAAACCCAGTGCTTACTTTTAATTCTGAACTTATATTATCTTTGACATAGATAAAAGTATCATTGTACAGGTAGTTTTCAAATACAATGTCACCAAGGTTATTGATATTCAAATACTTTAGAGAAAAGCCAAGCACAACGTCCACTGACGATGTGGTTCCTACTCCGTAGCCAAACAATCTTGACCCTGTAAATGTTGAACTTGGGTAAACTGCGCGATTGCCAAAGCTTACTCCGTTGGAATCAAACACATCAAACAATGGTGGTTGATTAACTCCGGTTTTTTCTTGTGCTTCAAACCAAGACACCCCGTCAAACCAATAGCTCTTTCCTTGCTGTGTATTGCCACTTAAACAAACAACAGTTTGATTTACCAATGCTTGACTGTTGATAACTGGGACCAAATCAATAATTTTAACGCCTGAGCCTGTTGTATCAATAAACTTAACTTCATAGATTCGATTGCGCACAGTTGCATCTGAATCATTGGCAAAAATCACGAGGCTACCATCGATAAATGTGTATCCATCAGTACTGTAGCCTCGCTGACCATTGATGTTGCTGAATGCATCTGTGCTGGCAAAGTCAACAATGTTAACTGGTGGCTTGGCCTGTGTTCCGTTGTTGTATAAATCGATGTTTGCACGAAATTCAATAATTGGACGTTTTGCTCTGAAATTATTATCTATGACCGCTACCTGATTGTTGTATTCAGCAGTGGCATTGATAACATCTTTGTGGAACCAACGATTACTACGGCTCCAGGCATTTCTATCTTGGCTTGCACGATTTATTGTAATATAGTCAGGCACCGTTGGCGCATTTAAACTAGCATCCCAGGGAGTAGAATCATAGGATGTAAAATCATAAGGAATGGTTTCACTTTTGGTATATGTTTCTGGTGTGACTAGGTCGCTGACTGGAATTAAAACAATACCGTTGCCTTTTGGTGCTCCTGCTACTCCGCTGGTTGCCAATGGAGTACCGGCTGGGCCGCCGGCGCCGATGTTGAGCAGACTCTCTTCTACAGTATCATAGATATATTGTTGGTACACGTCAGTCTGGCGTATTGTTCCTGTGATTTTTTGACCATCTTTAAGATGCCAGGCGCCAAAATACGCTTCACCGTCAACAAATCCAACTCGAGCAGAAATACCCGGGCCGGTGCCAACACCTTCAACATAGTATTCTAAATCCTGGTAGCCAGCAGGGACTGTGGGTCCACGAAATTGAACTTTTAATCCATTGGTAAACTCTACGCCATTTTGACTAATGTAATTTTTAGCACCAATAATGTCATTGATATTGATCGGTTCTACCTGTTCAGCATCAATCAGTCGTATTTGTCCAAAAATTTCAGGGTTTGTGCTGTCTTGATACCACAGCGTGTTGAGTACCGCTGTCAGCAAAGGAATTTGCTCAAAGTAACCTGATGCATTCTTATACCATGAAGTACCGCTGTAAGTTACTCCAAACAAGATTTTAAACTTACTGAGATTATTCACAGGCAATATGCTAGATAAGCGAATATACGGGTCTAGTCCGGTTTCTGAAATGTATTGAATTTGCCAAATACTATAACGCTGTGCCTGTGATGTGATGTCTGTTGTCTGATCAAATAAAATGCTGTCATAACTGCCCGGTTGACCATCCAAGGGATCGGGTTCACCGCTGACAATTATATCTGTAAGTGTTTCATAAGGAACGCTATCATAAGGTTGGCCGTTCACATCATAGCTGATAGACGCTCCAACTTGATTGGGTACAGTACGAACCAACGGGTCAAATGGTGTGGTTAATTGCCAGCCGCCGGATTCAGCATCTGGGTTCCTGTTTAGGAAAATAACAGTTTTGTTATTGAGGTTGGTGGTTCCGTCAATTCCATTTGGAAATTCTTGCAAGAATTGTGCAACAGAGATATTATTAATCTGATTAAAGTTTAAAGTTGTTACAAGGTCAACGCTACCAATATCATTTAAGTTGTAGTAAAAGTCCTGAGCAGTTTTCAACGGAACATTAAAAGTGACCGTGCCCTGGTCTTCACCGTTGTTGACTACCCCCAACACATCTCGGCTGCTAATATTTGGCGTTGCTGATAACCGGCCATTGATACCTGGCTCGGCTTGAATCCAGAACTTGCTACCAGGTTGGTTCACAGTGAATTGATAACTGCCGCCACGTGCAACAGTGATGATCGGATCTTTGCCTCGCACATCGCTAAATGTGTAATCGTTGGTTTCACGAGTTACTTCCCAAGTGTCAGTCAGTGGAACTTCAGTTGTGCTAATGTCAACGCTGTCTACGCCTTGCGGTAGCCAATAGTACTGACTATAGTTTGAAAACTTATCAAAGTCGCAGAATGGATCCCAAGAATAATATTGACTTTCAAAGAGTCTATCTTGTTTGGTAACATTGGCATTTTGCAACTCTAACGCATCAACCATACCAGGGTATGTGATTGCATCAATAGCTGTGCTAGTATCTGGCTTTAAGAAAATAACACCTGGTTCAAATTGATAGTTTGTTCGTGTGGCTGTTGGTTCAGTGACATAATAATCTGCCGGATTAACTCCTGGACCAACACGACGTCCTACATATCCTTGTGTTTTCTTTGTGATAGGTTCTTGTGTCAGTTGATCTAATGTAGCAGACAAAAACTTTCGGTTTGTGTCTGTACGAAAAATCTCTGGAAGAAGGTCAATTGTACGTCTGCGTGTTGCCATTAATATTCACCTGTCTGGCTTAGTGTGCTGTTTAATCTTCCGGTACTGCTAACACTAACAGGATATAATCCTGACACCGGAGTTTGACTTTGAATGTTACTTTGTGTCAGTGCGTCAATCACTTGAACGTCAGCCACTGTTGCTCCATTAACAAAAATTTCATTTGGCGCTGATCTAATTTCATATAAATCACCAAAACTTTTCAATGGGTTCAATGGAACAAGAACCACTGAACTGATAATAGAACCCATTTGTGTATGTAGATATGCGGCTAATTCTGAGAAAAAGAAGCTGTCGCCAAAATCCCATTTATCAATGGTAAAATAATTGTTTACATTTGCAATAACCTGGCTCTTGATTTCGCTAACTGTGGCTGTTACTTTTGGTGCCTTGACAACTTTAATTGTTGCTCTCAGACTGGCTGCGGCTTTGGGGCCAAATAATGGCTTAAAGACCACTGTGTTAGGTACTAGATTATCAGAAATCATTTTATAGTCATCTAGTTTGGCGTAGGCTGTTGACAGCTCTGAAATTGTTGGTGGGCTTGGTTCAGGAACAGTACCTGTGGTGTCTTTGATGTAATTCTGATAAGCAGTATAATACTCCGCAACTACCAAATATAAGTCAATGATGTTGGTTGATCCTGGATCAATAATGTTAGTCAATGGACTATTATGTCTATATTGAAATCCAAGTGTTTGTCTGCCAATTCTAGCCTTGTAGATATTTGTTTGCACTAGTGTACGTTGTACAATTCCATTTACTACTGTAAAGACCAACTCATAAAATACCTTTTCGTCATATGCGTAAAATACTTGTCCACCAACAAATTGAGTTTTAACTACCTCAATGTCATTCTTGGTTGCGTATTGAGCATTTACAATGCCAGGTTCAACTGGTAGATATCTTTCTAGATTATCAAAATCAACTGTTTGTTTTAAAAATATTAATTTTGAATTTGGATCAATGTTTGGTGCAACAATTTCATCAAAGAAGTCTGGGTTATCCGCAACGCCATCAGCATCCGAATCAACATAGCTAACAATAACTTCGTAGTCGTTGACATAGCCGTCGCTTTGTACTGGCTGTGCAATAATATCCATTTTAACATCGCTGGTCAACGGTTGGTTGCTGTCAGGTTTTGAGTTTGTTTTTAATACTTTTATGAAATCATCAATTACTAATCCAGTGCGACTGTCATAGATGCTTTCGTTGCCGTCAAAGGTAAAACGTGTTTGTAGTACACTGGCAAAAACATAATCCAACCCACGAGAAACCACTGTGTAAGAAACCCCGTTGGTAATAAATTGGATTAGCCAGGAAGCATCAAGATTTAATCCTTCGGTATTTTGTGCATAAGAAAGGCTAAACGGAGCATCTTGGTGTAGGTTTGAGCTGGTAATCAGATACCAGGTCGATGTTAAGTTATTATAACCCAACCCAAAGTTTCTAAACAATTCAATCTGTTGTAACATTTGTTGACGAATTGTGCTTGGTAAATCGTCAATAAATTTAGGAATTACTTCTACTGCAAGAGCGCCGGTGGGTACAAAATTGTTTAAAATAACCGGCCCAGTTCCATCAGGAAAGTTGCCTAGACCTTGGTTAGTTCCGTCTAACACCACTGCCATGATTGTTGCCCAGATAATTAATTTTTCGTCAGCACGTAATGGAACTCCAGCAACTAGCTTGTTGTTTGCGTCGAAGAAGTATCCTGACGGAGCGGCAAATTTAATCAATGATCCTTGTGTTAAGTATTTGGCATTGTTACTGGCATAGCTACCAATAGACTGTGGAGAGGTTGGGGTGCCAACATAAAAATATCCAGTGGTTTCTCTAACCACAGTTGTGCTTTGGTTCCAGGCAAAATTTAATACAGATAAACTTGGGCGAGGATAATTCGCATAGTAAAACTGTTGCATACTGCGGCCAGGAAGAATTGGTTCTATGTTGTTAGCAATAGTATCAACAATGTCGTTGCGATTGATCCAAGCAAAGTCAAAGCTTGGCAATACGTTCTGACGATATAGTACGCCATCAGATGCAAAAATGTTAGTGGAACTGTACTTGCCGGTGATATCAGTAAAATCTACATATCGACTGGTGCCTGTACTAGACCGTGCCACTGCCTTGCTTTTGATAATGCTATTATACAAAGTAAACGGAAAGTTGTTGTAATCTTCGCCGTTGACCATACGGTTCTGTGTGTAGTAACGAGCAGGCGCACGTTGTTTAATTTCATCAATGGTTTCACGAGGAGCGGCATTGCTTACTGGAGTTGTAATACCGCATGTGAATGTAATTGTTTCCAGGCGCCCTGTGCGGCTGATGTAGCTGATAGGCAAGGAAATACTTTGCATTTCCTCAGGATTAATGATATATCTTAATCCATTGCTGGCACGAACATAGGTACGATAAAAGCCCACTGGGACTTCGCTGAATACTCCGTCACCAAATGTCATGGTGATTTGATCATTGGTTCGACTTGTAATAGAATAAATTTTGCGTTGATCAGGAGAAAGCTGTTCAAGTGCGGCAGCATAGACACTTTCAACATATTTCCACTCAGTGGCAATAGAACCAATATTATCCAGTTGATATAACCAATAGTCTTGGTTGTTAATACCTTCAATATTGATGTTGACTGTGCGGTTAGGAAGTGCTTCAGCTAGGTTAAAGTCTTGGTTTTGCAATACACCCTGTTTAAATAAGAAAAAGAATCCATTGTTTTCACTGCCAAACCCCAGCGAATCGTTGCGGTACATAACATTGAATACGCCATTAGGACGAGGTGCTGGTTCATAGATGTAGTCTTTGCCCTGGCTAGTGCCGCTGACTGCTTCGAACGGCATGTTGACGCCGTCAACTGCGGTGGTATAAGGAATGACAGGCAAAAACCCAGGTACTAAATTGATTGCATATTCAGAAGTATCAATGCCTAAAAGCGTTTGTTTATTGCCTGGGCGCCCATATTTTTGACTGTCTACTAGACTGGCATTAATAATCAGTGTTAGTTGTTCAAACCAATTTGGGTTTGTTGGGTCGTTCCAATCAATGGTAACATTTGAAAGATTAATTCCGTTGTAGTCAACAACATTTTCTGTGGTCGACACAGAGAATACTTTTAACAATCCTTGAGCGGCTTCGTTACGCTTTGGAGTATAACTTATAAGATTGGCAAGACGAACAACGCTGTCACGACGTTCAGCGGTGTCCATAAAGTTTTCGCGAGTGTTTAGATCATTACGGAATGCAAGACTCTGACCCATAAAGGCCATAACGTCAAGTAATGCAATAAATTCCGAACTTTCAATGTAGTCATTGAATGTTTCTGGATAATAAAGTCTCAGGTAGTCAACGAAGCTCTTGCGTAGTGTTTCAAAGTCGTAACTTTGAAAGTCGGCCTCGCGGTAGGTCTGGTATAATCTTTTCCAGTCCTCAACTCCAAATATTGCGGTTTGTCTTGCTGTCTTTGCCATATTCTCTCACTGTTTTCATATTTATGGTTTGTATAAACTGAGTAGTTTTAGATAAAACTTGCTCTACGAGTTTCTTGGTCAAAGAATATGGCCAATCGTTCTGCCGTTGAACTTCCTACCACTTGTACTGCAACTTCAATTAGTATCCCATTAAGCTGTGGATAAACTGATGCATCTGACAGATAAATTCTTGGGTCACCACCTGCTACACGTTGTAGTTCAGCAAGAATACCACGTTCCGTTTCAGGAGTCTGATTTTCAAATATAAAACTCCAAATTATAGTACCATATCCTGGGCGGCCAGGCAGCTCACCTTGCTGAATGTTGAGAGCATTTGACAGGTCTTGCTTGATTAACTCAAAGTCAACCAGGGTAAACTTTTTGTACTGATTGATAGTACTGAAACCAATAAATGTAGGCATGCTATTATTTATTGGTTATTTTTCGTGAGGTTGGTGGATTTTAGAAATCATCAGCCAAATTTTGGTGTTGGAATTTTTGGATCACCAAGTATGCTTGTTAATGCTTTGTCAAGGCCTGCACGTTTTACTGTGCCAACTGCATTTGTTACCTGTTGTCCAACTGCACCAAGCTCGCCAGCTTTGGCAGTAACAAACGATGCGGCTTGACTAGCACTCTTGGCTAGATTATTAAATTCTGAAGCAATGGCTGCTGGTGCATTACCTTTACTCCAGGCTTTGGTAGCATCAAGTCCAAACTTTGTTGTACTTTGTACAAGAGCCGCTAGCTGTGCTGGACTTTCTTTACCTGTGGCCAATCCTGAAGATTTAAGCCCTGCTAGTGCCCCTGTCATGAGTTCTTGCTGTGCCATATTTTGAATTTTATCGCTGGACAACAACTTGCTCAAGTTACCTACACCACCTTTACCAGTCCAAACTGTTGGGCTTGCCAACACTGATTGTAGTTTAGCAGGGTCTGACAGATATTGCTGTACCGTTCCTGGCTTTAAGAAGCCCGACGACTCCAATTGCTTAGGACTCAGTCCATACTTGCCAATACCTTTTGTAGGGTCAACTGAGTCTAATTTAAGTCCTGACGCTCCTGATGCTGATGCTAACAATCCAGTAACCTGGCTTTTATCCAAGCTACCTAGGCTGATTTCAGCAGGTGATTGACTTAGGAAGTCTGCTGAATTAATTGGGTTTGAAATTAATTGATTGTTAGTTTCTGTTACTGTCATTTCTGCAGGAGTTTCAATATTGCCTCCGCCTGCAATGTCCGTTGTTGTTACAGCGCCAACATCACCACCAGCAACGTCTGTTGCTGTTCCATCACCGCCGCCAGCATCTCCACCTTCGCCATCAAAACTCACATCAGCAGATACCCCTGTATTGTGTGCAGACCAAGGTTCATGTGTGGGTGCTCTAGTGACAATTGTTTTAAGTTTACCCGGAGTTGACGTCCATCCTGAAGGGCCAAACGAAGTATCTGGTAGCTCGTAATCTGTAAACGGTTTTGGATTTTCCGGGGGAGAGGGTGCAGTACCACCATTTAAATCAATTGTGCCTGCTACCAATACCAAACTATCACCGGCATCCCATCCACCTGAACTGCCATTTTTAAGCACCAGTGACCCGTCGGCAGTGATTCCAATATCAGCTTTGCTGTACATTTTGATAGCACTGGTTGACAGCAAGTCAAAGGATTTGTCACCTTCAATTTTGATTGTTCCACTTTTTACGTTGAAATTTTCCTTGGCATAGATGTTAACATCCTTGTCTGCATGAAGATTAATAGTTCCCTGTGTTCTGACGTTTACAGAATTTGTAGCGTACACATCAACTGTGCCCTCGGCCCCTAGCTCGATCCAGGCTTGACCGTTGGCATGCACAATGTAAAAACAATTGCCATCATCACTCATTGTGATTTGGTGGCCTTTGCTGGTCCGAATACGAACTAAATTATCTTTACCTTCGAGGTCTCCGTCATCCATGACAATGCTGTGACCACCACGACGAGCAATTACTTTTAAGTCTTGTGGTCTTACTGCGCCACTTTGTAATTTTTGTTTAATATCAGATTCAGCAAGTCCACCTTGATAAATTGGTCGACCGGGAGTTGTTATACCGTAGGCGCTTGACGGGCTTTCTCTCTGGCTATTGCTATTGATTGGTCCACGTACGGTATCATTAATTAATCCCTGTTGTAGCATTTCTGCGGCAACAACCGAGTGTACTGGCTTGGCTTGATCAAAGAATCGTGGATTTTCAGAAATTTTTAAATTGGTATTGTTGATTTCTGTTACTGGTAACTGTGTAGCTGATCCAAGCAAAGCTTTCTGACTGTCTGACAATTGAAATTTTTTACTAGAGCCAATTGCTGGTAGCATGTGAGTAATTCCTTCTTCAGGAACACACCCAATATAATATCCTTGGTTTGGATCGCCAGCGACAAATATACAAATAACTCTGGTACCAACGTCAGGAGGAGTAAACCACATGCCATAACTTTGTTGATTGCCAGTAAATGTTCCAGTTCCAACATTAGTTCCTGTGTGAGGAGTAACTCCGTAAAATGGCGGAACATAACTTACAGTACGCCAAAGACTTTTATCTTTAGGGTTACTTCCGCCAAACTGTTCAATATAAACTTGCAGTCGTCCTGACCTGGTGGGGTCAACGTTGTTCATAATCCTGCCAATGTACGGCCCAAACTCAGTAGGGGTGCCTCCGCGATCAAACTTATAGCCGGCACCGCGGCCTTTGGTACGTTGAATATTATCAGCCATTAGTACTCTCTATCCATAATTTGTGACGGTTCTTCTGTGACATTTCCGTCTTCTTCCTCAGCTTGAAAATCCTGAGGTACGCCCACATCTTCGCCTCCCGAGTCCGGTGGCTCATCTGCTTCAGCATAATCGGGTTCTTGGTCATCGTAATATTCACTGCCGGTGTCCAATTCATCTCCGGCGGTGTCATCACTTATCGATTCATTGTAAGTGTCATCATACTCCTCAGCTGAGTTGTCAACCTCTTCAGAGTTTGCGCCAGACATACTTCTTGTACGAGATGTGCCTGCTGATGTAGATCTTGCCTGCTGGTTTGACTCAGCGTTTTGGTCAGCAATCTGTTGTGCCAAATTGTCTGGCACAGGAAATGTAACTAGTACACCTTCTAAGTCTTGTGTGAAACGGCCTCGGCTAAAGTTACTGACAATTTTAACTGCTTTGTAAACATAACTGTGTCTTGCATCTCCAGCTCGTCCAATACTGCGATTTGCATTGTAGTTCTGTGTGCCAGGGTCCATTATACCTGTGTTCATATTATAGTCAACTGGCTTGTTAAACGAAACTTCAAACAATGCTTCTTGACTCTCTGTATTGATAGTTCCATCAGGTAAGAAAGGTCCGTAGTTGAATCTTAAGCCAGCAACACCCGACCATAATTCTCCTTGTTGAATCCATGCTGGATCTCCAACAATGGTCAATCGTGCTCTGCTTAGGTCGGCTGGACTATACAAGTAATCGGCAGCGTTGGCGCCTGGTTCATTCACACGACCTTCAATGCCCTGATCAGTCTGATTGCTTCGAGGCTGGAATGCACGTTTTTCGTATTCACGATAATCAACTAATCTAGTGGGTGGTTTTTGTTTAGTGTTAGAAACAATGTAATAGAGATAGTTGTAGTCTTGATTAAAATCTAGTATTTCGTTGTTCTCGCCGGTAAACCAATAGCTATATTTTTTGTGTGTTCCTTTAAATGCACTATTCGGAAAGTAATCACTTTTAACATCGCTGACAGCATAAGGGCTCAACTGATAGGTAATCTTATATGCATAGTCTCTGCGCTTTTCGTCATACTTGATAGGAGTTGCTTCTAAACCAATTCGGTACCAGCCCATGATCTTGCCCGGAACACCTTGTGGTTTTTCTTTGTCTGTAACTGGGTCGATAATTTTAATCTGTTGGTCTGTGATGTAACTGCTGGTTCTTGTTACTTCATCTATGAACTGCACAATACTTTTACCTGCTAGAATACTAGTTGTTTTTCCAGTGGTATTCATGCTTTGTTTTTCTCCTAGCCCCTGTTGATCAGCACTGGTTGCCTGTATCATAGGAGTGTTCTTTTTATTGGTCTGGCCAGGAGGAACAACTTTAGCACTTTCTAAAATTGAATTAGTGATTATAATTTCGTACTGGTCAGGAACATTAAAAATTCCTTTTTTAACTTTTTCTTGTTCGTATTTGTTTAATGCATTGACTAGACCAGACACAATAGTCGGGTTAGGCGCGGCACTGGCTTTTGGCGGAGCTGAATTTTGAGTTGGGCTTGTACCAGCATCCACTGTGCTAGTTCCTTCGACTCCGTTTTCTCCTACTACCATTACACCTTCTTCGGGCTGTGCTTGAGGTAACCCGGCTGTGCTTCCACGGCCAGCACCGGCAGAATATTGAGGGCCAGTGTCTGACCTTGGTTCCCTACCATTGGTGCCGCCTGTTTGATTTATAGTCGAGAAGTTGGCATTGCCAACCAACAGTTCTTTTAAAGAGGTTGACGTTAATTCAACATTATAAGGGATTACTCCACGGGCTTGACCTGAAGCAATTAAATTTTGTGGGCAAACTGCTTCGCACTCATATTCAGTTAACTTGTTGGCAATACGAAATTTGATTGCTTCAGGTC